GAGAGGGCTAGTTAAGAACTACACAATTGGCGCACAACAAGGTAAAACTATCACTGTGCCAATTTACCCTTTACAAACAGCGGCTGGCTTAACAGAAGGCACAGCGGCATCACCAGCAGATGTATCTACTGACGGTGTGACTCTAACTGTTTCTGAAATCGGCTTAGCCACTCAAGTGACTGATCTTGCACGTATTTCTTCTGCATCAAATGTAGTAGCAGATGTGGGCAGATTATTCGGTGAGGCAATTGCTCGTAAAATGGACCAAGATCTAACAGCATTGTTTGATTCATTCTCTACCAACGTGGTGGGAACAGACAGCTCAGCATTGACTGCGGCAACTATATTTCAAGCGGTTGCTAAATTAAAATCAGCAGCGGTGCCAAGCAATGATATCGTGTGTGTATTACACCCAGCGGTAGCTTACGATCTGAAATCATCTATCACTAACGTATTTGCTAACCCAAATGCAGGTGATCTTCAAAACGAAGCAATGAGACAAGGCTATATCGGCCAATTGGCTGGCATTCCCGTGTATGAAACATCTAACATTGCCAACACTGGCACTGCAGGTGATTTCAAAGGTGGAGTGTTCCATAGAGACGCTATTGGATTAGCAATGATGCAAGATATCAAAATTGAATCTCAAAGACAAGCTCTTTTGAGAGGTGATGATATTATTGCAACTGCAATCTACGGTAAAGGTGTAATAAGAGAACAATACGGCGTAGAAGTCGTTGCGGACTCTTCTATACTATAATTTGATATCAAGAGGAGATAGAGATGGCTTTTATTGTGGTAAACAATCAAGTGATCAGTTTTGCTGACTACGATGACGTGGTGGCAAGAGATCGAAGACTGTTTGATTCTAATGAAGGACTATCTGACAATCTCATTGAAAATCTATTAATTAGGGCCACGGAGCGTATCCTCACAAAGATACGCACCAGCTCCTGGTGGAAATCTTATTACATTGCCAGAGACAATGTCACAGTGTTCAACACAGTGGCAGACATTCCGGCAGTGGATATAGACAAAATAATGGCTCGTCAGAATGATTTCACTGATCTGTGTGTTTATACAGCAATGAGTGAATTCATACTGCCTTTGGTGGCTGATTTCGGCAACGAAAACAATTCCGAAAGACAGAAGATGGGCTATTACACTGGCAAGGCAGATTCGTTGTTTGCGGAACTGATCACTGCTGGTGACTGGTATGATTTTGATGGTGACAGCACCATTGAAACTGCAGAAAAATCTCCAGGACAAGTGAACCTAAAGAGAATTAGATAGAGATGAGAACACAGATCATTGATTACATTCAAGGATTAAATCTGGGCACATTCACAGTGAGCACAGAATTACCTTACTCAGAATCTGGTGAAGCTCTGTATGTGAAAAATCCCAAAAGGATTTATGTGGATGAAGAACAAATTGTGTCTGAACCACTCATACAGACTTTAAACAGTTCGAATGTGATTGATGAAGAAGGGTCAGTGACCATCTATTTTTCTTGCGACAGCAAATCATTACCAGCCAATTATGAAGCTGTGGTCACAGCATTGAAGGCTATTCGCAACCTAAGCACTGTGGACAATGTGTTCCGTAGAGAATTGGAAGTGAGCACCGGATATGATGGTGATTTATTGGTAACAGAATTGGTAATACGTTTTAACAAAATAACATAAGGAGACCACAAATGCCATATATGCACCCCGCTCCAGGCGTTGCCACTCGTCAAGTAATTTTAAAAATTGACTCAGGTATCGCTGAAGGCACACTCACATTAGGAGGCACGCCTCTTACTGTGCCAGCATTACAAGATGTGACTATCAACGCCGCCAACGACGTTTTTACTTGGTCACAATTGGATGCAACTGCTAAAAAGCAAGTGGCCACAACTTCTACAAATTCCATTTCAATGAATTTGGTCTTGGACAAAGACACATTCTTTGGAACAACTATCACTGCAACAACTACTGACACAGTGGCAGCCAATGGTATTTTAGGATTGAGCCGCAATAAAATGTTGGTGACTTTCAGTTTAAAAATGACAGAAGACGGAGCCGCAGACAGATTCGTCAAAGGTCAAGGATACATCACTGGTTTAGCACCAACTGTATCTGCTGATTCACCAGTATGGGTATCACCAATCACAATTTCTGTGACAGGTGAATACACTGTCACAACATCAGAATAATTGCAGATTTAGAATAGGGGACTAACCTCCCCTATTTCTAAAAACAACGCTAAATATTACACAGATCAATGGATGTATTAGAGCAAAGAACACGCAGAGAATTGATTCAGAGTTTGCTGGCAGAAATTGCCAAAACGAAGAATGAAATTAAGTGTGCTCAGGCAGACTTGACCAAGGCCACCAACAGATTGGGTTTCAGTCTATTGGTGTTAAACAAACTGATCAACAGAGAGGAAGATAAACAGCAATGAAACTATCACAACTGGCAGCCAAGCCACAACTAATCAAAATTCAATTGGAAGACGAAGAAACACGCACCGCATATGGTGACGTATTGGAATTTTATGTGTATGATCGTCAAGATATGGAAACATTTGTAAAAATGGCCACCTTGGACGTGAAAGATTTTGATAAAGTGGCGGACATAGTAAATCGTATGATCCTAGACGAAACAGGTCAGCAGATTGTGCGTGATGGGTTGGTATTGCCCACCAGCATAATGATGAAGGCCATACACAAAGTGGTAGAAGTGCTGGGAAAGCCCCAGAAGCCAATTATAGCCAAGTAGATAAAAGGTTAAATATTTGGCTGACATTGGATTTTATCAGTAAGCGATATGGGGTATTACCCAGCGAATTATTGGTGAAAGGCAGTAGTATTGATATCCACGTGGCAGAAGTAGGCATTGGGTATGAAAACTATTTGATTAACAAAGACAAGAACAAACACATAGGACCACCTCCCGTGAAGATTTCACAGCAGGAGGCACAGGATTTGTGGGATAGGTTAAAAGCAGATGAAAGTAAAAGTAGATCTAAAAAAGTTTAACCGTATGACCCGCACTATTAGGGCTGAAGCAGAAAGATTGCCTGTGGATGCTCACAAACATTTTAAAAGTATCACACCCATCAGAAACGGCAATGCTCGCAGAAGAACCAGATTGAGCAAAAACACCATAGTGGCAGATTATGGTTATGCTGGTAGATTGGATGAAGGTGCCAGTCGTCAAGCACCCAATGGTATGACAGAACCCACCATTGAACACATTGAAAACACATTAATTCCTGCCAGCATTAGGAGGATAAACCGTGGCTAAAGATATCAGAGTCACACTGGAGATTGATAATCAGCAGTATATTGCTGAATTAAAAAGATCTGAGCAGGCCACTCAAGCATTTGCCAAAAACAGTGAAGCAGGAGCCAAAAACGTTCAGCAAGGACTGAAAGGTTTGGACAACAGTGCCAAACAACTGACACAGTCAATGAACCGACTCAAAGCAGTGTTGGGCATTGCCGCTTTCACAGCATTTGCCGCTTCTGCCATACAGATGGGTGATGCCATCAGCGATATGGCCAAAGCCACAGGATTCAGTATTGGTCAATTGCAAAATTTAAGATCAGCATTGGCCACCAATGGTGGAGAAGCAGAAAACGCCGGTAACCTTTTGGCACAGTTTGGTCAAAAAGTGGATGACCTTGCACAAGGCAACGAAAAAGCCATAGATTCATTTGCCAGAGTGGGTGTGAGTATGGAAGATGTGGCCACACTGAGTGAGCAAGATCTATTCAAAAAAACAGTGGAAGGATTGGCACAGATTCAAAATCCAGCAGAACGTTCTGCCATAGCAATGGATCTAATGGGCAAAGCTGCCAAAGGTGTAAGTTTTGGCAGTGACTTTGTGGCGCAGATGAGTCAAGTGAGCGAACGCAGTCTTGCCGCTGCCTCGGCCATCAAAGCCGCTGGAGAATTTGCAGATCAATTCAAACGCACTATTGAAAATATCAAAGAATCATTCCTCATAGCATTTGAACCTTTGATCAAAGGATTTACATTTTTATTAAAAGCATTGCCAGATTTGACTGCGGCATTCCAAGTGTTGGGAGCAGTGATTGTGGGATTGACAGTGGCCACAGGGTTGGGAGCATTTGTGGGTGGAATTAGATTGGCCATTGCATTGGTAACCAGACTGGGTGGAGCAATCAGCAGGATACCATTGATAGGTGGATTGATTGCTGGAGCAGGCACTGCCATAGCACAACTCACAGGAGTGGGCAGAGACACAGAAGCTGCCAATCAAGCCACAGAAGCCAGTCAAAGAAATCTTGCATTAACAGCAGAACAAAAAAGAATGCTGGTAGATATCAATTTAGAATATGATCGCAGTATCAGCAAAAACATAAAAAAGATTCAATTGGACACAGAACTGATCGGCAAAACCGAACAGCAAAAAGAAAAGATATTGGCATTGAGAAATGCAGAAGTGGAAAAAGATGGCATCGTTGAAAAA